GATATACCACAAAGATATGAAAAATCAGCCGAACCTACAAGCAAATCCCTCATTATTAACGGATAAAAGGCAAGCGTGACACAAATGGCTTAATTTTGGGATTGAAAAAATCAAAACACAATATAAATATGATTGTTCCAAAACAAAACGCAGGTGCAACAGCCACACAGTCGGTGAAGAGCAAGCGAGACCTTACCCTTGAGAAATTCAAGGCCCGACATCCTGATGTAGACTACCCAGATGACGAGTCGATATACGGAGCCATCAACGAGGACTACGATGAAGACCAGAAGCAGCTCGGACAGTACAAGGAGAACGAGAAGACTTTCTCTGACATGTTCCTGAGCAATCCCAAGGCAGCGTCCTTCCTTCAGAGCTGGCGCAAGGGAGAGCATCCGGTCAAGAACCTTGTGCGTGAATACGGTGACGAGTTCATGGACTATCTGACCGACCCGGCTAACGCAGACGAGATAGCGGAAGCGCAGGAGGAATACCTTCAGAAGATCAGTGACGGCAACAAGCTTCAGGAGGACTACGAAAAGAACATGGAGGCAAGTATGGCTGTCTTCAAGCAGTTTGACGAGGAGTTTGGCGAAGAAGTGACAAACGAGCTTATCGGCAAGCTGTTCTCGGTGGCCAACGATGTCATCCAAGGCAAGTTTACCAAAGAGGCCCTTGACATGTTCCGCCTTGCGGCAAGCCATGACGAAGACGTGGCTCAGGCTGCGCACGAAGGCGAGGTGAAGGGACGTAACGCCAACATCGGCAAGAGGCTGAAGTTACGCAAGAAGAGTGACGGCACGGCAAGCCTCGGTTCTTCCGGAGCGGACAGCCGAACCTCTGACCTTGAGAACGAAAGAATGGGCGCTCTCGGCCGTATGGGACGAAAGCGTAACATCTACGAGGCAGGTAACGAGAAGCGCATCAAGATGAACTAATAATCCATTAATGTAAATAAGATGACTAAAATTTTCAGAATTTCAATGAGCTGGCTCTTGCTGGCTCTTGCCTGTCTCTTCGGGGTGAACGGACAGGTTATCATGGCGAACAGTGCAGACCTGCCCGATGCAGGTGTCACCTCAAGCGGTTCAGCGTCTGAGGCGGGCGGCACGTCTGAGGCTGGCGGCAAAGGCAACGGCGGTGCGGGCAACGGCAATGACGGCATTTCAACCGACTCGGGCGGTCGTGAGGCGATGGAAGCGCAGGGTGACATGGACTTCTACTCGAAGGACATCGATGACAAGATTACCAAGATCCGACCGATGGCAACACCCGTTGACCAGATTTCACGATTCGCTGACGCAAAGAAAGCCACATCGTTCGAGGTCAAGTATTATTCTATCGGCACCCGTCCCATCAAGACAAAGGTAAAGGTTGGGACAGAGGAGAGTACGGGCACGTCTATGGTTCTTCAGGTGGAGGACCCTACCATGTTTACGCTTGACGATACCATCCGTGTGGTCGGCGTAAAGGCTGTCACAAACTACAAGGGACAGGCATACGCAGACCTTAAGGCGAAGAACAGCAAGGTGGTCATCCCGGACCTCGTTCTGTGTGTTTGCGGAAGAGACGATAACGGCATGCCTATCGTGTATGCCGTCAACGGCAATGACGTGAACGGCCAGCCTCTTGGCATTCCGCAGCTGAATGCAGGACAGGTTCTCATCCGAATGGCCAAGAGCTGCGGCGAGCTGGACGTTCAGACCGGACGTTTCAACAATCTGCCGACAGGCGAGATGCAGTACTGTCAGAACTTCATGATTCAGGTGGAAATGTCCACCTTCGACAAGATCGCTGACAAGGTGGTGAACTGGGACTTCTCTGACTTGGAGGAGGACTCTATCTACGATATGCGACTCGCAATGGAGAACAGCCTTATGTTCGGTGATATGGGATGCATCCGTCACGTGACAAAGGACAATATGGCGCAGTGGTTCACGAAGGGTATCTGGTGGATGGCCGGCAAGGATGTGCAGATCGGACACAAGGCAACGGAGGAAGACCAGAAAGTCGGCTTCGACAAGAACGACTATGTGATCTGGGACAACGAGCTTGTGGACCTCTCGAAGGACCTGTTTGTCGGAACCGGTATCGGCAACAAGCGCAAGGTGGTCATTGCAGGTTCTGACGTGGTGAGCGCATTGTCAAAGATACGCTCCGAGAAGTTCCGCCTTAAGGACACTGTAGAGGTATGGAATCTTAAGTTCAAGTCTTGGGAGACCGACTTCGGTGAGCTTCTCGTCATCCATTCGGAGCTGATGGACATGAACGGCATGTCCGACAAGGCATTCGCCATGGACCCCGAATTCCTCGTCAAGAAGACATACATACCTTGGTATCGTAACGTCCTTGACCTCAAGAAGGCAGGAATCCGCAACTCTGACGCAGTGGTTATTCAGGAGGTAAGCTGTCTGTACCTCAAATACCCGATGGCTCACGCACGTCTTGAGTTGGGCAACGCTTAATTAAACGATTCATTCATATTTGTTCAGCTGGGGATGGGGATGCGAATCCCTGTCCCCTTTTTTCTTTCAAAGACATGATAAAGACATACAAGGCATATACAAGCGTGGTTATCTCATGCATTAACAAAGGCTCAAGATACCACATTGCGTTTGACACGCTGACAAACGGCACAAGCGCGTATACGACTACGGATAAGGATGAACAGGAAGCCATAGAGTGTCATCCGTGGTTCGGCAACAAGATATATCTGCAATCGGCAATTGACGAAACGGAGCAGGCAAAGAAGAACAAGCGTAAGGCTGCACAGAAGAAGCTGGAGCAGGACGTGCATATCGTCCAGACGTTCACCGAGGCGCAGGACTGGCTTGCCGAGAAGTTCGGCATATCACGAAGCAAGATGAAGACCAAGGAGGAGATTCTGGCACAGGCAGAGTCCTGCGGTGTGAAACTGCAAGGTCTTGACATAGACAAGTAAGGCTTATGAAGAACTACAGCGTTACAGAACTTATTGCGGAGGTGAAGGTCTGCATGGACCGCAACGCACAGGACACTACGCTCGTAGATGTCGGTGATGTGGATACCCTTCAGCAGAAGGATATCATAAGGAGCAAGCTGGTGGATGCTGCCACATTGGTGGAATCAAACGCTCCTCTCTCAATGCTTTCCGGCAAGGGATGGGGAGCGGGTGTGCTGTCCGGCCGGGAATGCGTAAAGGTGGACAACTTTCTCTATGTATATAGGATAAAGCTGCCGTCTGACACGTTGAGGCTAATCCGAATAAAGCTGAAATCCTGGAGCAGGGCAGCAAGGATTCTTGACGAGAATGAGGAAGAGGCACTTTTTCAGACATCACACATACGCGGTGTGATGGGTGACCCGGAGCGTCCGGTTGCTGTAGTACAGCAAGGTGCGGACGGGGAATTGGAGGCGATGCTCTATTCCTCGGAAGTGGGAGGAAGCACGGAAGAAGACTATGACCCTATCGAGACGGGTACATATCTGCCTCTACCGAAAATCGAAAACGAGGGTCAGGAAACCATCGCTCTGCCTGAAAAGCTGAAATCCGCTGTGGTCTATATGACCGGATATCTCACCTGCATGACTCTTGGTGACACGGAGACGGCATCAGCATTGCTGTCAGTGGCTCAGGGTCTGACCGGAAACAAGGCGACAATACGTCCAAACAATACCAATAACGAGGAGGAATAATGACGAAAAAGCAAGACAAACTGATAGCACTCAGCAAGGTTGCCGACATGGATGTCCTCGACAGTGTAAAGGCATCACGTGTTGAGACGCATCCTTGGCGAAGGGCATACGGCATATTGTTTGAAGCGCAGAGATACTGGAACAATATGCAGGACTTCCGTGAACGCAGGGAGCGGTGCAAGCGTTACAACTACGGCAGACAATGGGATGACTACGTGGAAGTGAGGAGCAGATGTGGCATCAGGAGACGTGTCAGAGAAGAAGACCTGATACGCTCGAAAGGCAACATACCTTTGAAAAACAACCTCATCAGACGATTGGTCAAGAATGTGCTCGGTGTGTATCGCTCACAGTCGAAGGAACCCACCTGTACTGCACGTGACAAGGACGAGCAGAAATACGGTGAGACAATGAGCGTCGTACTGCAATATTGCCGTAACGTCAACAGGCAGAGCGAGCTGGACGCCCGAACCATGGAGGAATTCCTCATAAGCGGCGCAGCTGTGCAGAAGAAGAAATACGGATGGCAGCAGGGCAGACTGGAGTGCTGGACTGAAATGGTAAGTCCCAATACGTTCTTCGTTGACAACAACTTCAAAGACCCGCGAGGTTTTGACGTGAGCTGTCTCGGACAGGTGCATGACGTGTCGTTCCTTGAGGTGCAGCGGGAATTCGCCAAATGTGAGGAGGACGTGAAAAGGCTGAGGAGTATCTATTCGCCACAGGCTTACAACGAGCGTATAGCGGACAACTTCCAGAAGTTCGGCCAGTACGAACTGCGTAACCTTGACTTCTTCTCACCGTCCAACCCGAACCTATGCCGTGTCATTGAGGTGTGGAGGAAGGAATACAAGCCGAGATACCTTTGCCATGACTACAACAACGGTGACGCTTACAAGATAGAGATAGAGGACTACGAGGAACTTGTGCTGAAGGAAAACGCAGAAAGGAAGCGCAGATGCCTTGAAGCCGGAATGCCCGAAAGTGAGGTCCCCATCATCACTACAGAGTGGTTCATGGATGACTATTGGTACTTCTATTATCTGACACCGTTCGGGGACATCCTGCGTGAAGGAGAAACGCCATACGACCATGGAGAACATCCTTACGTCTTCAAGTTCTATCCGTTTATTGACGGCGAGATCCATTCGTTTGTGGAGGATGTCATTGACCAGCAGCGTTACGTGAACAGACTCACAATGATGTATGACTTTATTCTTCGTGCATCCGCCAAGGGTATGCTGCTCATACCGGATGACGCGAAGCCGAAGGATATGTCATGGAGCGATATCGCTGACGAATGGTCAAGATTTAACGGCATCGTAAGATTCAAGCCAAGCAAGTCAGGACAGATTCCGCAGCAGATAGCCAACAACTGCACGAACATCGGCATCGGAGATCTGCTGAGTATGCAGCTCAAGTTCTTCGAGGACATCAGCGGCGTGAACGGAGCGTTGCAGGGCAAGCCGGGTGTGAGCGGTACGAGCGGCAGCCTCTACGCGCAGCAGACGCAGAACGCTACCATGTCCCTCCTTGACATCCTTGAGACCTTCTCGCAGTTCGTCATAGACGGAGCGTACAAGGACGTGAAGAACATACAACAGTACTACGACACGAAGAAGACGGTCAACATTGTAGGCAGGGCAGGACAGGTGATAGAGTATGACCCGAAACGTATCCGTGACGTGGAATTCGACATCAATATCACTGAGTCTACATCCACCCCTGCATACAGGCAGATCGCGAACGACTTCCTTATGCAGCTGTGGGCAAAGGGTGCGATTCAGCTTGAATGGCTCTTGCAGGTAGGTGACTTCCCGTTCGGTGACGAACTCCTTCAGTGCATCAAGTCAGCCAAGGAGGACTACGAGAAGAACGGTCAGATGCCGCAGATAGACCCGAATCTGCAGCAGATACAGGCACAGCTGCCTCAGAACGCCAAGGCACAGGCTATGTTGCAGCAGATGATGAGCGGACAGGGCATACCGTCTGAGCAGCAAGGAGCACCATTGGCAGAAGAATTACAACAATAATA